CCATCAGCGCCTCGGCCCCGGACTTGCCGACCACCTGGATGATCCGATCCTTCCGCATCATCTGGCCCATCAGCCCGAGGAACTGCTCACCGACCTGAGCGAAGGCCCAGGCGTAATGCTGCTTTCGGGCCTGGATGATCTTCTGCGCGATCCCGGTGATGATGTTCATGCCCGTCGCCGTCTGCTGGTCGATGGTGCCGGAGCTCACCCCACCCGCCATCGGCAGACCGCCCATGATGTTCTGGAGGTCGCCCTTGAGAAGCTGCTCGGTGGCGAGCGTCATCTCACCAAGGGTCGGATCGACGGGAAGCTGCTTCACCTGCTCGGTGTCCTCCACGAACCACTGGGCGCCGGGGAAGAACTCGAAGGCGTCCGGGTCATCCACGTCGCTTCGGATCAGCGTGATGTGGTTGTTCATGATCTTGATGTTGTCGAGGCGCTGGTTCTGCATCGACCAGAGGTACTCCTGAATCTGGGCCAGCGACTCGACCACGGAGATGCCGTCCATCTGGAAGGCGTCCGGCATCGCGGAGCAGACGACGAAGGGCTTGCGCCCGTTGCGGTACGGGTTCGGGATGTCGGAGAGGACGACGGTTCGAGCGGCGACGGTGATCACCCTGTCGTCCGTCCAGTATTCGAGGACTTCGATCAGGCCAGCGGTGCGCTCCTGATTGCGGAGAAGCTGCTCGCGGTCGGTGTACTGCTGCTCGAGCTGGCTGTTCTGCGCGTTCTTGACCTCGTCCACGTTCTTGTACAGACCCGCCTGCTCCTTCTCCTTCAGGCACTGGTAGGTCTCCCACGACCTGTCGATCACCCAGGCGGCGTCATCGACTCCCTGCGCCGACTCTGGCCGGAAGAAGTCCCGCACATCCCTGACGATCATCGTCGGGCCGTCGAAGGTGGTGACGGTCTGCTCCTTCTCCTCCGTGGTCGGGAACGTCTGCACCACCGTCCCGTACTGATCCATGATCTGGGCCTCGGTCGGAGTGAGGACGGTGCGCTTCGTCTTCCGCGTCTTCCAGACCACCTTGGCGACCGTCTTCCCTGCGATCAGATCCTGCTGCATGAACGGGCGCTGCTTCAGGTGGAAGTCGTCGTTCTGCATCGCCCACTCAAGCGCCGCTGATGCGATCCTCCCCGACGATGTTCGGGCCAGGATGATCTCGACAGCCTCGAACGGTTGGGGGCGAGGCTTCACCTCCCAGCGCGGGTTCGGGTCGAGCATGGTGGCGATCATCCCCTCGACCGTCTGGAGGATGTACGGCGTCGTCAGGTTGGAGCGCCAGGAGTCCGTCCCCGATTGGCGCTTCTCCGCGATCCCGCGGTAGGCGCGGTAGCGGGTCTCGACCTTCTGGGCGTAGTTGGAGGAGAACTTCTCCGCTTCGTTCATTGCGCCCGTGACGAGATTGAGGGCGTCGTTCGCCTCGATCTCGGTGTACGGGTCGACGTTCTTGCTCATCCGCCGAGCGCCTGCGACAGCTTGTTGTCCTTCGCCTGCTCGCCGCCGAGGATCTTCTGCAACGAGGCCAGCGACCCGGTCACCTGGGAGCCGCGCTCGTCGTCGTCATCGAGGTCGAACGCTGCCTTCAGATGCTCGATGGCCTGACGGATGTGGTCGATGGGAGACATCTCCGAATCGGCAGGCATCATCTCGTCCTCGCCCATCCCGGCCCCCGGGCCTTCGGTCAGCATCGGCCCTCCGCCGCCCTCCATCGGCATCCCCTCGCTGAGCCCAGGCGGTGGCCCCATGTCCGGCGGAGCGCCGCCGCCGCCAAGCGCGGCCATCAACTCTGGAGGAAGACCGCCGCCGCCACCCGGGGGCGCGTCCATCGGCGGTGCATCCGGTGGCATCATCATCCCCATCTCAGTCTCCCTTGTCGGCGTTCACCCAGCCAGTATGCGCGAGACGGAGGACAACTTGGGATTCCAAGTTACTCCCACGCATACGAGGGGCGGTACTTTCGCTTCTTCCTCCGCTTCCTGGCGTCGTTCGGATGCGCCCCGTACTGGCGGTACATCTCGAGCGCGATGCAGAACGCCATCACCCGGTCGTCGTGGCATCCGTTGGAAGCGGCAGGGGAGGGATTGACGGGGCGCTTGACGAACGTCTTGCACTCAAGCACCAAGTCCATCGGCATGAACGGCAGCACCTTCTCCCTGATCGCCTGCTCCGCCTGGTTGATGATCAGCGGCCTCGTCTTCGAGGAGATCGGGAACCCGTAGGCCGCGGCTGGCTTCCAGTCCGGCCTGTCCCCGGCGACGTGGCGGTAGAGCTTCGGGTAGGCAGGCCGTCCTTTCCTGCCATCCCGAAGCGCCACCACGATAGCGTCTCCGTAGCCGCCGCCCTGCTCGACCGCGACACGGGCGGTGTGGAACATCCGTCCCGTGAAGTGGATCTGCTCGGCGGCGATGTCCGAGTCGATCCGCGAGTGGAACTCGGCACAGAGCTTCATCTCCGTCAGGTCGATGACGTAGAAGCAGGTGTAGTCCTCTCCCCGGCCTGTCGCCGCGTCGACCGCAATCGCGTACTCGTGGTTCTCCTCTGGCGGATGCCACAGCTTGATCCAGCCGTCCTTGCGCTTGGTCAGCGTGGCCTTCGCCCCGGTCTCGTCGGTCGCCCACTGGAATCGGTACTTCGGCTCCGGTGCTGACGCCGCGTACTCGGCCAGCGCTTCCGTGTCGAACCAGCAGCCAGCCGTTCCCATGAAGGCGTCGGCAGGGGTGAGCGGATACTGCTCGGCCCGGTCGTGTTCGGAAAGAGCTCGGGCCACGCGGTCGTACCACGCCTCGTCTCTTCGGGGATGGTTCGTCCACGGAAGGAAGGACGCTGTCACCCCTCTCTCTTCCGCGTTCATCCAGAGGTCGTAGAAGATGCCGCCGATCCCGTTCGCGGTGGAGACGATGATGATCTGGCCTCCGTCAGCGACGACAGGGATGAAGGCTTTCCACCCTTCCTCGGCGTACTGGTGCCGTGCGAACTCGTCGAGGATGACGAGGGTCGCCACCTCGCCGTGTCCCGCTCGAGGTGTCGAGGGCATGGCGACAAGCGACGAGATCTTGCCGTCAGGGAAGACCCACTCGATCCTCTCTGTCGGCCTTCCTTTCGACGGCTTGATCACCTTGGCCCCGAAGCGAAGATGCTCGGGCGTGTTCTCCCACAGATCCCAGGCGCGGTTGATCAGCTTCCCTGCCTCGGTCTCGTTGATCGAGACGCAGATCGCCCTGGTTCCCGGCGTAGCCAAGACCTTCCAGAGTCCGTATCCGATAGCCAACCATGAGATCCCAAGCTGTCGGGCCTTCAGCCTGAGCGAGATCCGCTCGTCGCGGAAGGCGGTCAACTCTGCGTACTGCCACTCCCAGCCGTTGTCGAACCCGAACTGGAACACCTCTCCTGTCCGGGCGTCAACGGCTTTCGTGTGCCGCAGCCACTCGCCCGGATGCTCGTGCGAGCGGTCGATCTCCGCCTTCATCCGCTCGTATCGGATCTTGACCGCTGACTGGATCTCCTCCCGTGTCGCCACGGAGGAAGCCTACGGTGCGAAGACGAGCGGTGCGGTGATCGCCGCCAGCCCGTTCTTCAAGGCGTAGTGCGGAAGGCAGAGACCGTCAGCGACAGCGACCCCGTTGATCGTCGTGATGTGCGGCTTGCCGCAGGGGTTGTTGTCGGAGTAGTCGTTGAACGGAGGCCCGGTGTGCGGAGCGGCCTGACGAGTTCCTCGAGGCAGGGCAGAGCAGGCCATTAGGAGACCTGGGCTGGCCTGCGCGGTGCTGGCTTCTTCGCCTTCGCCGGAGGCTCATAGCCCTCAATCGGGACGAGCCTCTCACCGTGGCCGAAGCGGTGAATGAAGTGCATCGAGCAGTACGCCTCCCCGTCGGGGCCGCGCCAGCGAGCGTGCGACGGCTCGCCCAGGTCTCCCTGGTTGGCGATGCAGTCGGGGCAGAGGACGACGGTCATGCGACCACCAGCTTCGCGTTCCCGGCCAGGGTGTTGCCGACCTGCTCGGTGAGCGAGTAGGTGCCTGCCGCGCCCCACGTCGTCGGGACGAGCGGCGGCGGCGCGGGGGCAACCCCGGCGACGATGTTCGCGGAGGCGGGAGTCCCAGACTCGACCGAGACGGTCGCGGGGATCGCGCCACCGATTGAGACCGCGAGCGGCCCGGTCGGGTTCGACTCGACCGCGTAGATGCCCAGGGTGTTGGCGAGGCGCTGAAGCGCTGCCTGCTGCGCTCGACCGTTGGGCTGGATGGATCCTGCGAGGCACTGGCGCTTCGCTCCACCGGGGGCGTTCGCGTTGCGGCTGATCTTGTTCAGCAACTCCGTGCGCCGCCCGACCGGAATCCGGTTGATCACGCTGGCTTCCTTGGCTGCGGTGAATGGCTGCATCAGTCCTCCTCGGTGTCCCTTGGATGATCGCCGTGGGATCGGACAGCAGTCCGGTAGCCGACAAAACCTCCCCCGACGAAGCCGCCGAGAAGTCCGACCATGCCGCCGCCCCAGCCCGACAGCACCTGGGTCGCGTTCTCCGACAGGGGCGCATCGCTCTTCACCGCCGTGTAGAGGACGGCGAAGCAGAAGAGGTTGAAGCCGATGACGAAGCCGATGGCGATGATGACCGCCACCCACTCGGTGCCGCGCTGTCTCATGGGGACAGCATGGCTACAACGACAGACGGCCCCTGTAAGGGCCGTCCGTCAGCACATCTACCGCCTCAGATTCTAGTGGTCTTGGAACTGCTTCCGCATCGTCGGGATGCCGGACACGGAGTAGTTGTTCCCGTGCTTCAACTCCTTGCCGTTGCCCCAGATGTTCTCGACGTTGATCCCGATGTGGGCGTGGGGCGTGTAGCCGCTCCAGGCACCGACCTTGCCGATGGTCGATCCCTTGTTGATGATCTTGCCGACGGCGG